GCACCTACAATGGGTTCTACACCCGCTACAGGTGGTCAAGCTGAGTACATGGTCAAATCAGGGCTTGCTGTCGGAATTTTTCAGAACAATCCTGTTTCACTACAATCGGCAGGTGACACTGGGTATCTACAAGATGCTACAGCGGACACTATGGACGATGGAAAAGCGGGTGGAATAGATTGGTCAACTGGAACTTCAGGCATCACCCTAATAGAAGGCGTGTTCAACGGAATATTTTATATAAATAGTTCTACGAGCAAACCTACTTTCGCAAACCACGTGTTGGCTAGTACTACGTTCGGAACGGACTACAATACTGGTTCAAGCGACGGAATCGGCTTTGTTAACGATAATCCAATGCAGGAATATACTGTAAAATGTGATGACGCGATAACTCAAGCTAATCTTTTGAGCACTTTTAACTCGACTGATGGAGCAACTGCTGGTACTCAAACTAATGGTCAATCGACTGTTAAATTGGATATCGGTACAGCTGCTGCAACTTGTCAGTTTAAAGTTGTAAGAACGGCTAACGATCCGGCAAACAATGATAACACTGTCTTAAACTCGAATGTAATCGTTATGATTGCACCGACGGCGGCAGCAAACAACTAATAGTTAGAATAGGAGTATAGAACTATGGCAATATCAAGAGCACAACTAGTCAAAGAACTAGAGCCTGGTCTGAATGCACTATTTGGACTAGAGTATAAAGAGTATGCACAAGAGTGGACTGAAATATTTGAGACAGAAACTTCAGACAGAGCTTTCGAAGAGGAAGTAATGTTAGCAGGTTTCTCAAATGCAGCAGTTAAACCTGAAGGCCAAGGCGTTCAGTTTGACGATGCGCAGGAAACTTTTACTGCAAGATACACTAATGAAACGATTGCATTAGCATTCGCTATCACAGAAGAAGCTATCGAAGATAACTTGTATGACAGACTTTCGTCTAGATATACAAAAGCGTTAGCAAGATCTATGGCGTCTACTAAGAATATCAAAGGAGCAGCTGTATTAAACAATGCGTTTGATGCAAACTTTGCTGGTGGAGATGGAAAGGCACTTTGTGCAACTGACCACCCTACATTAGCTGGTTCGTTCGCAAACGAATTATCAACTGCAGCTGAGTTGAACGAAACATCATTGGAGCAGTCTTTAATCGACATCGCTGCATTCACTGATGAAAGAGGCCTAAAAATTGCGGCGCAAGGAACTAAATTAATAATTCCTTCAGCTCTTCAATTTACTGCTGACAGACTTATGAATTCTGCTGGTAGAGTTGGCACTGCGGATAATGATATCAACGCAATTAGAAACATGGGAATGATTTCTGGTGGATACACTGTAAATCACTACCTAACTAATGCGAAGAAATTCTTTATCATGACAGATGTTCCAAATGGTCTAAAACATTTCAACAGAGCACCTATCAAAACTTCAATGGAAGGTGACTTTGATACTGGTAATGTAAGATACAAAGCTAGAGAGAGATACGTATTCGGATTCTCAGACCCTAGAGGTATCTTTGGATCAGATGCAACGTAATCTTAATTGATTCTAAAAGGGGCCGCCTCAAAACGGCCCCTTTTTTTATGCAAGGTGTAATATGAAGGAATTTCGTGTACAGATTAGAGCTTATGGCTATTATGCAGATTTTAAAATAACTGCAGAAAATGGCCCTATTTCAATAGAAGATGCAATAGTTGACAAACTAGGTAAAAATGATATTATCTGGGAAGATGAAGGGTTTTATAATCGTTCACGAAACTATATAACCTATGAGGAGGTTATAAATGGAGGAGATGATGCAACATCTACAAAGTCTATACCAGGAGAAGAGAGGTCTAGATCTGAAATGGGAGCAGGAGCATCTTAATGAGGGTAGATATACTCTCAATATGGTTAAGATTGACAGAAAAGTCAGAGAAGTTATTAGCCATATAAAAATTGCAGAAGCTAAAAAAGAGCATATGCAAAATAAGATAGAAGACTCTGAACCTAAAGTTTCTGTAGCCACTTAAGAGCTACAAACAAAATCAACACAAAATCACAGCCCTCTTGCGCTCTAATTAAATGTAATGTATAAAAGACACACTATACAATTAATTAGAACATAGACGCGTATAGTCGACGGCCTAGAGACTATGTTCGGAAACTAGGAGGATATAATTATGGCTTCAACTACATTTTCGGGACCGATTAAAGCGGGAACGATTTCAAACACTACTGGTACTACAGTTGGAGATGATGTAAAAAACACAGGACATGTGTTAATGGTACAATCATTTCACATCTCAAACAGTGATACAACTGATACAAGTGAGACAGTGGTAATTCCTGCTAAATCACACATTAAAAATATTTTTGTTAATGTTGAGGTAGCATTCAATGCTGGAACAACTAATAAATTAGATGTTGGTATTGTTGGTGACTCAGATAAATTTATTGATAATGCTGAAGTAGGAACACTAGGAACAGTTGCTCTTGGAGCAACAGCTCAATGTCTTGCATGGAAAAATGTTGGAACTACTGATGTTCGTATCGCAGCGAAATATGTTCCATCTGGATCAGCATCAAGTGCTGGTAAAGCTAGAGTTTGTATTGTTTATTCACAAGGAATAAATCACACTGACTAATAAATAATTAATGTGGGGCTTCGGCCCCACAAATAATTTTAAGGAGAAAATTAATGAGTACATATCCAGTCGATGTAAAAGCGGTACAAAAACATACTGTTGCAACACACACTGTGTTTGCAGGACCAGGTAGAATTGTAGGGCTTTACATTAACAAAGAAAAAAATCTTGCACAAAGTACCGTTACTTTACAAGATGACAGCACAACTGTAGCAACTTTTAAAGTTAGAGCCACGGATAATACTAATGGTGGAGGTATGAATGAATACATTTTATTTCCAGGCACAGGTATTAAATGTTCAACAAATATTAAAATAACAATTGCAGATACAGTTACATTTTGTACAATAATATTTGGTTAGGAGTTTTAAGTGGCTACTATAACTTACAAAGTAACCGTAGCAACGGGGACAACACAGTACGGAACCGGTAATAGGTATTATATTAACGGTGAGTTAGCACCTGTCTTGTATTTACAAGAGGGTAATACTTATATATTTGATCAATCAGATAGCACAAATGATACTCACCAATTAGCTTTTTCCACAAACCCAAATAATTCACCAGCAGCGTCTTATACAACAGGTGTAACTTCTACAGGATCACCTGGAACTTCTGGTGCCAAAACAACTATAGTTGTAGCACCAGTCAGGACTACAGGAGCTCCATTATTATTTTACTATTGTACTAATCACAGCGGTATGGGTAATACTGCTCAAACTATTTCACCTACTTCTGAAACAACAGAATTTAATCCACAAATTGATGATATTATAGAAGAAGCTTTTGAAAGAACTGGAGTTCAAGGAGCTCGAACTGGTTATCAATTAAGATCTGCAAGACGTTCTTTAAATATTTTATTTCAAGAATGGGGAAACAGAGGTGTTCATTTATGGAAAGTTAAACTTGCAAAAGTGCCATTAGTAGAAGGACAAGCAGAATATAATTTTGCAGCAGACTCAGAAAATTTTCCAGAAGATATTAGTGATGTTTTAGAGGCATATTATAGAAATAATTCAGATACAACAGCTCCATCTGATATTGCACTTACTAAAATTGATAGATCTACATATTCACAAACACCAAACAAATTAGCCAAAGGTACACCATCACAATATTATGTAGAGAGAAAATTAAATCCAAGTATTTTTTTATACACTACACCAAGTTCAAGTGTGTCTGACACAACTACACCAAGTAAATTTCAATTTTGTTTTTATTATTTATCAAAAATTCAAGACGTGGGTGCTTATACAAATACATCAGATGTAGTTAATAGATTTTACCCATGCATGATGTCAGGTCTTGCATATTATTTAAGTATGAAATATTCTCCAGCTATGAGTCAAGAGTTGGAAAGAAGATATGAAAGTGAATTATTAAGAGCTCTTGATGCAGATAATCAAGGCACTTCTACTTTTATATCACCACAAACATTTTATGGAGATGGAGTATAATGGGTAAGTATGCATCAGGTAAACACGCTTTAGCAATTTCTGATAGATCAGGAATGGCTTTTCCATATTCTGAAATGGTAAGAGAGTGGAATGGATTTTTAGTTCATACATCTGAGTATGAACCAAAACAACCACAACTGGAACCAAAACCAGTTGGTTCAGATCCACAAGCTTTATATAATCCAAGACCACAACCTGCATCAAAAGCAAGTTTAATTTTATTAACAAATAATCCTTTTACTTCTGTTATTTATTCTGGAACAACTTACGTAAATGTTTTTTCAGAAAATCATCAAAGAGCTGCAGGATCAATTGTAAGATTTAGAGGACCACCAGTTGTAACTTCTCCTGGACCCGGTGGTGATAATCCAGATGATTTAAAAAATTTGCAAGCGTTTGCGACTATTCCTACATTTGATAATGTAAGTGATTTAAATAGTGCAACTGGATTTACAATTAATTTAGGACAAATAGATTCTTCGGGAACTGTTACAGGTGCAACGACATCAGATCCAATAACAGATCCTATAAATTATTTTTATATACAAAGTTCAAGTTCTGCAACAACAGGTGGTGTATCAGGTGGTGGAGATAACTGTTCAGCAGGACCAGTAACATTAGAGGTGGTTAACGGATAATGGCATACACTTTAGATAATTTAAGAACTGATATTAGAAACTATACAGAGGTAGGAAGTAATGTTTTATCTGATACTGTATTAGAGAGAATAATTAAAAACGCAGAATTAAAAATTCATAGAGCTATTGATACAGATCAAAGTGTATTTTACGCTACTTCAAATTTAATTATAAATAATAGATATGTAACAATACCTGGTGATTTAAGATTTATAAGATACGTTCAATTAACAGATGCAGCAGGAAATCAACACTATTTAGAACAGAGAGATACAAGTTTTATAGCAGAGTATTATTCTACACCAGGCACCACTTCTGTGGATATACCTAAATATTATGCTAATTGGGATGAAGAGTTTTGGGTAGTAGCTCCAACACCTGACAGAACTTACGATATTACATTGGCTTATGACAAAGAGCCAGATACTATAACAGATACAACATCAACTCCTGCCCCAGCTACAGCAGGTACTTATTTATCAAATAAATACTCAGATCTTCTTTTATATGCGTGTTTAGTAAATACATTTGGGTACTTGAAAGGACCGCAGGATATGTTACAATACTATCAAGCTGCTTATAATGAAGCTTTAGAAACGTATGCTATCGAACAAATTGGTAACAGACGCAGAGACGAATATCAAGATGGAGAGGTTCGTGCTCAACTTAACGTTAAATCCCCATCAAGTTATGAAACTAAATAGGAGAAAATAAAAAATGGCAAACGTAGTACCTTACTCATTCGCACAAGAATTGTTAAAAGGAACACATAATTTCCCAACTAATACTATCTACATAGCGTTGTATGAAGCTGGATCAGGAGCACCTTACACTGTGTCAAGTACTGCTTATAGTTCAGGTACAGCTAACCAAG